AACGCATCTTGAATAGCAGCGAAATTGCTATTGACGGTAGAAATGTTCTGTCCATTTGTTACTGTTGGGAGTGTAATCTTACTCACGGAAGCGAATCCTCATCTTTTAGTTGTTGTTTTCCTTTCCATTCCCTGTACCACACCCAAGCCTTGTGCCCAATTAACATAGAAATATAAAGGGCTGTAGCTACGTTGATGAAGATGGGGAGCATGGCTATTAGATTTGCCCCTGTCACGCCTGCGGCAATTGGAACTGCTACAGCGGGACTAGCGGCAATATCTGTAATTCCATACATGTATTCCTCCTTTTTTATCCTTCAATGTATTTATCGGCCATAAGACATATTTATTACCTAGAGGGCCATTTGTTTACATTTCTTGGAGAAAAATTGAAGGTGGAGTGCACATAGGATCAAGACCCCCAAGCCCCCTTGGGAGGGGTTTTGTGCTAGGGAATCCGTTCCTTCGGAACAGTTGATAACAGTTATTATGTCAAATCACCCCTCAAGTGAGTATGCACACTAGGTGTAAACACCAATTGACAGACACGCCACGTTGTGGCAGTTAAAACGGGCTATGTTTAGGGCACTATGTGTATCCCGGCACTCACCATGCAATATTCATTGGCATACAGAGAGCATCGATCAGGCTAGAACGCCTGCGGCATAAGGCTGTGCGCCGTGGGCGCGTATTAAAAACACGCCTTCGGCATTGCTAGTATGTGTTGTTCGCAAGCAACTAGGTATAAACACCTATAGTAGCTATTGCTTGACACTTTGTAACTGAGTGTATAAGCTCTGTCTAACGAATGCGAAACAGCATTCACAACCTAACAGGAGCGGACATGTTCAAGATTGGCGACAAGGTGAGAACTAAGGCATTCCCCGAGCATGCTGGCCATGTTCAAGACATTGGTGTTAAGGAAGGCGTAGCTGTGTACGTGATTGAGTTCGATCACAACCAAACGTGTGTGTCGTATGCCCACGAGCTTGAACGTGTTGTGCCTTTCGGATGGGACAAGGTATGAACCAAGAACTAGAATTCACTGCGCGTGACTGGCTCTCAATCGTGGTGCAATCTGCCCTACTCACATCTTTGATTGTTGGCGTAGTGTGTGCAGTTGGTAAGCTCGCTATCATCATCAACACGTAACAAGGGGAATGACAATGGACGTTACACTTATAGTTGCGCCGATGCACTTGGTCGATATCACTGGCGTAGCTGCTATTCAGATAAGCGCACGTAAGATCAAACTGTGTGATGCAACACTCAAGCCAGTCATGCAATGCTCACGCAAGAACACGGACGATGTAACAATGCCGTTTCTTGAATTGGTCAAGCTTGTGTGTGAACGTATTGCAAACAAATAACAAAACGCCATCATGCTAAACTGGGGTTTGCGCGATTACTGGGTAGGTGTGTTCGTTGATGGACAGAAACACATGCTAGTAATCCAAGCGCTTAATGAGAATGAGGCCGAACAAGAAGCCTTGTCTCAATTCGAAGAGACCGGACAAATCTATTTTTGTGAACTAGCTAAGGGATGGAGCTAATGAACATTGGATACCATACGCGATTGAAAAGCGATAACCGCGTTAAAGTCGTTGGCGGGAGTTTCGGTGGATCATTGGACATTGAAACAGCTAACCGATTGGTTAAAGCACTCTTCACGGTTAAGATATTGAAATCTGGTCGTGCTGTGTTTGTGGATAAACAAGGGCGCGAAGTTTCCCTGTATATCTCTGTTGATCCTGAACTAACAGATGAAGGAAAAGCAGCACTGAAAGCGTATCGCGCATGTGTGGAGCAAAGAGAGAAGGCAGAGAATGAGAAAGCGCAACAGTTACAGGATATGCTAGACTCATTGAGTGTAGACGAAGCAATCGAGCGTTTGAAAAATCTTTAATGCTATCATCATTTGTTAGGGGCTTAACATGACAATGCAAACTGTTTCTTACAAGCGTGGCTACATTCACTACACTACAGAAGGCAACGACACAAAGATTGAAGCACAGCACAGCGATGGTTCGCGCAAGGTTGTTAGCTCTGAGCGTGCGGCAAAGGAGTTTATCAACAGCTACAACGGGCACAAGAACTGGACTCATTGGAACGTGTCTCTGTACATCAACAATGAAGAACCTTTGTACAGGATGGCACTGGATTACAAGAAGCGATATGGTGCGGCTGTTGGTGCGCGTAAGTTGTTGGAGTTGTTGCCCAGTAAGACGCCAGACGGCGCAACGTATAGCCTTACTGCCGTGCGTGCTGCACTAGTAGACATTGACAAGTAACCCTAGCCCGCGATGTTTGCGGGCTTTGTCTTTTGTACGCAATGCGCTATCATCGCTACACGTAGCACAACAACAGACAACAGGGGTATGTATGTTTTGGATCGGGGCAACAATCATAGGCGCAAGCATAGTCATCTACAATTTCTGGATGATCTATCTTCGCGGGCTTCAAATTCTTAACGAGAAGGGAGAGTATCAACATGGCCGATACACTGAAGTCGCTACTCAAGCAACAGGAAGAACTAGCAGAGAAGATTGACGCCCTGCGCGCAGAGAGCAAGGGCAAGGGGATAGAGCAAATCAAAACCATCATGGATGAGCTAGGAATTACCGCAAGCGATCTAGGCTTCTATGATGTTGACCATCTGCCACAAGGCAAGCAAGGACCGCGTACATTCAAGCAACGCAAGGCAGCAGCACCAATCGAGCCTAAGTATCGTGATCCAGCTACGGGCAACACATGGAGCGGACGCGGCAAGCCTCCACGATGGTTACAAGGCGATAGGGATGCATACCTAATAGGTAGAGAGCAACCCAAGGCAGCGTAAGCGCCCCGCCCTTTCTGACAAGCCCGCCATGTGCGGGTTTTCTTTTGCCTGTATGTGTGCATATGCACTCGCTATGGTTCACAGCTATCATCATTTGTCAACACGTAAAACTTACATCGTAGGGTAAACTACATGTAACAACACTGAAACAAAGTGTTGACTTTCCCCCTATCGTATGGTGTAATAGATTCCATTGCAGGACGTAGTGAAACGAAGTGCCAAGTAAGTTTTGCTTGACGCGGTGTTACAAAGTGTGCGATACTGCACACACTGAATGATGAACGAGAACTGCGGAACGCGAGAGCGTACGATGTGGTAAGGGATTCAGGCAGTAGGCAAACACTGTGCCAGTCGTAACAAAACGCTTGACACTTTGTAACGTAAGGTCTACAATGCTTCACATGATGTAACGGCAACAAGATGTAACGGCGTAAGGTAGAAGTTACCCGCTCCGCACTATGTAATAGATTGTGTGAGAGTGTTTCGAGATGTAACGGGTGATAATTTATCTTATGTTATATCCAAGCAGTCCGAATTAACTGTTCGGTTAGCTAGGATGCCTAACGATTCATAGCGAACGTTAGGACGCATTGCTCTTTAACAATACGGATGCATGAACCATCAGTAGATGGAACCCGCCAACACTAGCCCAGTGGGCTTGTGCGGTTGTGTCGTGCTGGAGAAGTGAGATAGGTGCTAGTCACCGAAAGCCGGATACGGTTGCTTGCGGATACCAGTCTCCAATCGCACTTAAGCTGGAGTGTGTTGTGTGTAGATCGGGGGAAAGTCAATGGATGGGGAAGGGCAGGGCTATGCTTTGCCCCTAATTACAGTGCATCGTGTGTTGGTTCTTTAACAATCTATTCGTCAGTTCTTTGTGCGCCAGTTGAAAGGACACATTGTAGCAAAATGTTTCGTGGCTTGACATTCCCTTTGAGGCGAGACTAGCAGACCCTCATATAGTGTAACGCTATCATCATTTTTCTACGATTGTGTCAGGCAAGCAAAGGTAATACGCTGCTGTAAAGCATCCGTTCTGACGTGCTAGGTAAAGACTAGATTGAGCGGCATTCACTGGACTAAGCATTGAGTGACGCTTGATATGTTCTTTAACGCGGGTTCTAAATGGATAGTGCGTGTGGCTGATTACCACATAATCAACGCAGTGTGTTCAAGTCACACAACCCGCTCCAATTTCTAGGAGGTTGTATGGATGACTTCGGTAATCGTATCTACCACAAAATCCGTTCTTATCAATACACAGCCGCAATGGCTTTCCTTCATGAAGCAGACTGGGAGGTAACTCACTATGTCGTATTCTGAACGTTCTAATCTTCGCATTGCTCAGGCCAATCATGCTCGCAATATTCGTGACAATTTCAAGTGCTGTGAACGGGCTTATGTCTACTTGCGCAAACGTGGTTGGTCTGAAGAAGGCGCGGCGTTTGTTGTGTTTGGTGAGTGAGTATTGGTTGTTGCTTGTGTTTCAGGTTGGTCTTATCACGTTAGGCGTGCTTTGGTGCGTAACAATCGCAAAGCTTCTTTCCCACGCTTAACATCATACCATTGAATTTTATATTAGGGGTAACATCATGTTTGATCGTGCTGCATTTGAATCGGGCTTCAACGGTCGTATCAAAATCTTGGCTAAGGCAGAGAAGTTGACGAAAGAAGGATTGCGTGACTTGTCCCGTGAACTGTTGCTTATCACGCAGGAAACTGAGGATATCGGCTATGTCAATCGCACTCTTGAAGTGTTGAGTCCCGCCAACAAGCGTATTTGCGTGCTGTTCTTCCGTGAGTTCTCCGGCTTCCTGTTCTCGGACGAGAGCAACACGTTCGTTAAGAAGGACAAGAAGCGCTATGACGATATCAAAGCTAAGGCTATTGCCTTTCTGGATGATCCGCACAACAACGTGTGGACGTGGCAAGAACGCAACGTAGATATCGAAGTCAAGCCTTTCGATCTGACAAAAGTTACGGCATTCGCAACGAACGTGCTGAAGAAGGCAGAGAAGGAAGGCGTGTCACAAGTGGATGTGCTGAATGCTTTCTTTGCGGCAGGCTTCAAGCCCGAAGCATTGATGGCAGTCATGGACAAGATGACGGCAGGGCAATAAGCGCTATCATCGTTTGTAGGGCTTGGCATGGGTTGCCTATGCCTGCCTATCTGTTTTCTTTTCGAAGCCCACCAAGGGGCTATAAACCAGTCTAAAGGGTATTTACATGCATCAGGCAATGGCAGCAGCATTGATTCAGGCAGGCTACGCAAAGAAAGACGACAAGCGTGGCAAGTTTAAAGAAGGCTTCAGTACGAAACTGAGCTACCGCACGTATCAGGCATTGAAAGCACAAGGGGTGCTTGAATAAGCACATCTATTCGCTTGACACTTTGTAACCGTTAGTCTATTCTGTAGCTGTCTTACACAACTACGGGAGAGCAACGATGGTTTTCTTCATATTGTTTGGGAAGCAATACCGGACAGATTTCAGCGCAACAAAGGTTGAAATGTTGGAGGATGGTGGCAAGTGGACCGCAACACGTAACCCAAGAGTTGTAAGCAGGGCTAAGGCGGCTGTCCAAGAGTGGCTTGAGAAGGCTAAAGGAGGGCAGTGACATGGCAGCATTCCAAGGGCATCGTAATTACAGTTATTGGAATGTGTGGTATTGGCTGCGTAATGATGACAATTTGAACATCCGTGCAACGGAGGCAATCAGGTCATTACGAGATAAGGACAAGGCAGCTAGGTATCTGTTGGAGCAGTTGCCCCAATCAACCCCTGACAGTGTGAGGTTTACATTCAGAAATATTCGGGAAGCACTGAAAGAATTCGACGTTGTATAGCTGAAGCTACGCAACAATCCACATAGAGCCCTGCAATGTGCAAACATTGTGGGGCTTTTTCTTTGTCCAACGCTATTATCAAAGCGTTAAAGCAACGAGCGGTGAATATGAAATGAACGCAAATGAAACGAAATTAGCAGAAGCAATGCAGAAATGCTTGCCTCCTGCGGAGTATGTTAACTTTCTGGATGGTTTGCAGGAAGTGTTGGACTCAGGTGTGCCGTACAACAATTCAGATAGAGTAATGAGTGCATTCGCATGGTTTGAGGCTCCGCAAGGAGAGCATTACTGGCTTGATTATTGCGATATCCAGGAAAGGCATCGCGATGATTAGCGCTGTGTTTGTACACGAACAGGGCTACAAGTTCGAAGAACGCTACGGAGACAAAGACAGTTTTCGTAGGGCACTGAAACGGAAACATGCAACATTCCTGCATGCCACTGACTTTGTTGCTGGCATTGCGATTCGTCCTGCAAACCTTTGGGGGTATCTACGCTCATGACTTCTCAATGGTATTTGATGTACCTGAAGTATAAGGCAACAAACAAAGGTACAACAATCAGCTATAAAGAATGGCTAGATTGTAGAAAGTAATACCTCTGTGCCTGCGGCAGGCCCAACATGCTGTTGGATTGCTGTATGTCTTATAGATTCTCTAGGAAATAAAAGGAGAAGGTGACTTCCCCCTTATATCCCCCAAGATTCTCTGAGGTTTCTAGGTATCAGCGACTTCCCCACAAGGTTCCCCTTGCACATCTACTTACCGATGTGCTGTAGCAATTTATACATTCAGGAGAGAAAGAAGTGAACATTAAAGATATTCGTGTTGGTATGTGGCTCGTGTTCGGTCAAGAAAAGCTGCGTATGACCAAAGGCAAGGCATATGAAGTGATTGGCAAAGAGGAGGAAAATCTTGGTGAAAATGGAATTGTCAATGTGAAGGATGACATTGGCCGTGAGCGTGGTTTCTTCGCCAAACGTTTTGAACGTGTTGCAGATGTGCCGCAAGTAGCGGCTCCTGTACGGAAGTTTCAGATTGGCGATGTGGTGGCGAACAATTTTGGAAACGAATACGCAGTTATTGGCTTCAATGCTGATGGCTTTTTACACCTCCAAAGAGACGGTATGATTTTCCGTGGTAATGGGATTGGAGTGGAAAAAGAAGCTCATGGCTATGATCCTGAGCGCTTCAATCTTGTCCGAGCAGTTGCCAATGCCCCTGCGGCTGCACCAGAAGCGCCACAACAGGCTGCTGTAGGTGAGGCTATACCCAAGTATGTCCCGAAGATTGGAGACCGTGTACGGCTTATTAATGGCCGTGGTTTGCCGCGCAATCCTAATGCAGGTTGGGTTCAACAGTTTGATCGAATGGTGGGTCTTGATTTTGTTGTTAGCGACGTTGTCGTTGATAAGAAATACGTCCACTTCGAAAACGATAATGGGGCTTGGGCATACGCATTCGCATTCGAATGGCTAGAGCCTGTTGAAGCTGCTCCTGCCCGTCCGTTTGCTGTTGGGGATATTGTTAAAGAGCCCAACTATCTGAACGAATACAAGGTATTGGAATTGATGGGCGAAGGATACATCCGTATCAGCGGCCGCCGCGACCATGAAAAGCCGATGGGTAATTTCCGTGAGGCGTTGTTCGTTCTAGTGCGCCGTGGCAATGAGGTTGAAGCCAAGCCCGCTATCATCCAATTGAAGATTGGTGATTTAGTCAAAGTAGTTAAGGCATTCAAGAGCAGTCCCAAGCTCCATTGGAATGAGTTGATGGAGGACACCATTGGCAAGGTGTACAAGATTCAAAGTTATGACGACTGGGCAAAGGCCTATCAACTCTCTAACGGCTGGATGTACTTGGCCGAATCGTTGGAACTCGCCAAAGAGGAAGATATCAAGGTGGCAAAGAAGAAAGCAGCAGCACAGCCGTCCTTGCGTGATTTGATTGCGCAAAGCCGTAAAGAGGACATTAAGGGTGTTGGTGGTGTGTCCAGCTATGTCGTGTTCCTAAAGAACAAAAAGACTGGCGAGATTACGCTGAGCAAGCATCTTCGTGACGTGTGCCATGCTCGCCTTGCTGTGTATTACGGTGGCCGTGAAGATGTTAAGGAAGCTGTTGCTGTGATTGATTACCAGCAGGCCCACGAAAAGCAAGCATTGGCAGCAGGCAAGCAATACAAGGCAACCTATCGTAAGTTTGTCGATTACATCGTCAATCGCTCCCCTTGGGCTGTAGCGTTCCAAGGCAAGACGGTGAAGAATGTATTGGAGAATGGCGTTCTCATGAACGTAGAAGCTCCTAGTGGTGCTGTAGCTGGTGCATGCCAAGCTCTGCGTTATCTGTCCGAGTTCAACGCACAGAACGCTGTGTGGAAGCTCATGATGGATAACGGCATTCAGGAAGATGCTGCATTCCTCACCACGTATGCATTCATTGCCGAGAAGGATGGCAATTACACCAAGCACCCTATGGGCGGTGGTCATCAGCCGATCAACGGAGAAATCACAGCAGGCTCGCTAATTTCTTTCTTTGCCAATGGCTATGAAGAGAAGTTTCTGAAGTCCACGCCCTATCGTGAACAGACGAGTTATCGTGTTCATGAGCATGTTGAGGCAGTGAAAGACGTGCTGAAGATGCCTGAGACCTACAACGATTTCGTTCTGAATGCAACAGAATGGACGGACGTGAAAGACGGTTGGGCTGTGGTGAAGAAGGCTACTGAAGAACAAGTGCTGACGTTTGCAAAGCGTCTGGAACAACTCATCAACAAGGCACGGGAAGCAAAGTAATGGATAAGCTTGTCTACATCGTCAACGGTAACGCTCAATACCGAAGTTTGTTTCAATCATTGGGCTTCAAGGTGGCTCAGGATTTGGGCAAGCATGTCGATCTTGTTTGCTTCACTGGTGGGGCAGACGTAACCCCTGCAATGTATGGGGACAATAAACACCCCTACACAGGAAACGACATTGCACGAGATCAGTTTGAAGTGCGTATGTTCGACAAGGCTAAGGACTTGGCTATCCCGATGGTGGGTATCTGCCGTGGTGGTCAATTCCTGAATGTCATGAGCGGTGGGCGCATGTATCAGCATGTCACCAAGCATGGCATTCACGGCACACACGACATGATTGATGTGGAGACAGGTGAACACATCCCTGTTACGTCCACTCATCATCAAATGTTCATGCCCAGTGAGCAAGCTATCATCGTTGCAATTGCTACGCTTGGTGGTGAGCGTGAGTGGTATGACGGAGAAGTGTTCAAGCGGGATGTGAGCAATACGGATTACGAAGTGGTGTATTACGAAGCCACCAACAGCCTGTGTTTTCAGCCGCACCCTGAATTCAATGGCGAAGGTCTTGAAGCAATGAAAGACTATTTCGCTCGTTGCCTTAACAAATACCTCGGAGTTTGAAATGTGGGAATTTCTGCGTAAGATCGGTGCTCGTGTAAATGCTTTCGGCAATGAAGATCATCTACCGTGCTACATCAACCGTGCCACTGTGACCGATGACTTCGACAAGGTGTCTCTGATTCGTGAGTACATCGAACAGTGCAAGAAAGAGAAGGGTGATGGGGCGTATCGCCAAATCAGTACCCTGTTGTTCAGTGTCACTGAGAACGACAAGTGGCACAAGAAGTGGCTGCTTGTTGCAGCAAAGGACGGCCATGTAGTGATTGAAGGAAGTTCGATTCATGGTGATTACAAGTGCTGGTCGATCATCGTTCAGAACAACCTGTTCACGAGGATGACACGCTACCGCTAAGGATTTGTCACGTCCATACGTCTCACACTTTGTAACAGAGGATGGAATGAAGAAGTACATTGCAAACCCCTACGGCTCAGAAGTGTTCTTTACACAGGACGCCAACCGATTCAAAAGATTGGCGGGGTTTGCTGTGGAAGATGCTGCTGGTGTAACGCATTGGGATGAAAACGGAACAGCTATCATCATGTACGTTGGTGATGGGCTGTTAGAGACATTGGTGCATGAATGTTGTCATGCCGTCTTGTATATCTTTCAGCGTGTGGGAATTGATCCTGCATGTGGAAATGGGGAACCTATGGCATATCTGCTTGATTCAATGTTTACCTGTTTCAAAGATGAAATGAATAAACACGTCTGTACTCCAGACACTTTGTAATTTAACTTGATTTAGTGGGGTGGGCTATTTGTGGAATCGTGGGAATTGCCGGTGAATTGGATGGTAAGGCAGACAAGGTACTGAAACATTTGTTGATTTTTGACACTGTACGTGGAGAAGATTCCACTGGAGTTGCCACTGTTGGACGCCATAACGAAGATGTTCTCGTGGCTAAGACGCTTGGCAATCCGTATGAACTGTTTGAACATCGCTTGTACGGCAAGACAGTAACAGGGCGTCAGAACCGTGTTGTCATCGGCCATAACCGATATGCCACATCTGGTGGTGTGAGCAAAGCAACGGCACATCCTTTCGAGTTTGACACGTTGGTAGGCGTCCATAACGGTACGCTTCACAACAAGCATGTGCTGGACAATGCCGGTGACTACAAGGTTGATTCAGAAAACCTATATCACCACATTGAGAAGAATGGCTTGGATGCCGCAATCAAAATCATCCGTGGTGCTTGGGCTCTCGTGTGGTGGGACAAGGAAGAAGAAACCATCAACTTCCTGCGTAACAAAGAGCGGACGCTGTACTACTGCGTCAACGAAGCAGGCAATCAGTTGTACTGGGCATCTGAATCTTGGATGCTAGAAGTTGCTCTTTTCCGCAACGATATCAAGCACAAGGGGATTCAACTTTTCGAAGAAGATACCCTCCATTCCGTTCCTGTAGCTAAGGGCGGAAAGCTTGGTAAACCGGTGTTGCGAAGGATTGTGAATGATCCTGCTCCGCTGCCTGTTCAACAGGGGAGGGTGTATGACAATCGCCACTCTTTTACGAAGGGGACTACTACTGGTTCTAGCGGCAGTCAGTCCCCTAAGAACAACGTGGCAAAGCTTGAGAAGCCTGCTAACGCAAAGATAGACAGCCGCAGCAAGGTTGATGCGGAGTTCATGCAGGCAAAAAAGCTGGTGTTGGAAGCTGTAGTGGTGGTGCAGGAAAAGACTGGAGCAGAGTACGTGCTTTGCTTCTGTCCTGATAAGCCCTTCTACGAAATCCGTCTGTACGTTCACAGCAAGCACGCTGTTCAGCAAGACATTGGCTGTGAGTTCGAAGGGGATATTAGTGGCTTCGTTCAGACAGAGAGTGAAGGTGTTGGGTATTACAAGGTGAGCCCACATGGAATCATCATCACAGCTACAGCAGATGCCAATGCATGTACGGCTGTTGGCACTGTTGGTGAGTACCTAACCCACGATGGCAAGTATCTCGGCAAGGCAGATTGGGAAGCAGTGTATGGCACCTGTGCATTCTGTTCCGACAACATCGCAGCAGACGACATGCTGGATAAGGGCGCACGTCTTACCAAGGCTGGTGATGCTCTGTGTGGTGGTTGTATGCAGGATGAAGAAATCAAACAGTACGTTAATACGGTGGAAGTCTAATTTCTAAGGAGTAGTACATGACTAAAATTCTCGTTGGCGCGGACCCTGAAGTGTTCGTGAAGAAGGATGGCGTATTCAAGTCGGCACATGGTCTTATCAAGGGGGATAAAAAGAACCCTCAGAAAATCCATCGTGGTGCTGTTCAAGTGGATGGCATGGCGTTGGAATTCAATATTGACCCGGCTGCAAGCGAGGATGAATTCTGTCTCAATGTGCAAGACGTTTTCGCAGCAATGTGTGCAATGGTTCCGGGTTATGAAGTGGTGGCAACTCCAGTGGCTCACTTCGATCCGGCGTATATGAAAGCCCAACCGGAAGAAGCGAAGGAGCTTGGCTGTGATCCTGATTACAACGCTTGGACTGGTATGGCTAATCCGCGTCCTGATGGTGAGCGTTCTTTCCGTACTGCTTCGGGCCATGTGCACATCGGTTGGACGAATGGGGTGGACGCAGCATCGGGAATTCATCTGGCGCAAGCTAATGCGGCTGTCAAGCAGATGGACTTTTACCTCGGCCTTCCGTCCTTGCTCTATGACCCGGATAGCGAGCGTCGTGAAATGTATGGCAAGGCTGGCGCATGCCGATACAAGAGCTACGGGGTGGAGTATCGCACTCTTTCGAATGCTTGGCTCAAGAGCGAAAGCCTGATGCGTTGGGTGTTCCGTGCTGTTCAGAAGGGTATGAACGATCTGATGCAAGGCAAGGCTCTCGTGGATACGTTCGGTGATGTGCAGGAAGTGATTAACACGTCCAACGTCACGGAAGCGAAAGCTATCATCAAACACGCAAAACTGGAGGTTGCAAATGCTGTCTGAAACACTTCTTGTATGGATTTTCGTGGTTCCCTTCGGGGTTTCAGTTTTGGGGATGGTTGGGGCTTTTATTTACTGCCTGTACAAACTGCTTACGGAGTGAATAATGCCGCATGAAATGAGTATTGACGATATTCGTCAGAAGTACGAACAATCGGTTGTGATGTACAAGAAGAAGCCGGTGTTGTTCAAGAAGATTAGTGGGGACTTCTCCGTTCGTATCTTCGATCTGATGGCACAGAAAGAGGAGCAAGTGGAGTTTGACATGAAGGAGTTTCAACCTCCTCCTTCTCGTGTTGGCTTTGTCAACATCAACGGTAGTGTTGTCTACGCAGTGCGTAACGCTATCCGTCGATACAAGCTTGGACTCTCGAAAGAGAACTTCAATGTTCAGGTGTTGGGTGTCCCGTATCCCGATGGCCGTTCTGACGTGTATGTAAGGCTCGTGGCGGGCTTGGAGCGACGTGAGCTAGGGGAGGCATTGCTTAGCAAGTATCCGACCCTTCAGCAGGCTATACGCCGTGTCTCACAGTTTGAGGGTGCATGTGCATTCGACAAGCAATTCGCTATCGATCATACCCATGCTGTGTACTACAAACTTCAGCAGGTTGGCCGATTGGTTAACGGTGCTGTCCAGTTTGACGAAGGCTTCGAACATCTTCACATTCTTTTGAACAAAGGCTATGAAAAAAGTAATTGAGTTGTTGGGCTGCAAGAGCCAACGCGGTGACATTGGTATCGAGATTGAATGCGAAGGTGACAACATGATTGCGCTAGACGAAGCTGTTTGGCGCAGTGAGGATGACGGGAGCTTGCGAGGGATTTATCCCACAACTCGCTGTGAGTACATCTTGGCTAAACCGCTCAAGATTGACGCAGTTCCTGTTGCTCTTGATGGCCTCTCCAAGCGTCTGAAAGAGGCCGGTGCTGTTCTCGAATTCAGTCACCGTTGCAGCGTGCATGTGCATGTGAACGTACAGCAGCTTGAGTATCAACAGCTTCTGGCTTTCATGTACACCTACTACCTGCTTGAAGAACCCTTCATGACCTATTGCGGCAAGAGCCGTAAGGGAAACAACTTCTGCCTACGCTTGCAAGACGCAGAGGGTGTTCTCGAAGTGGTGAATCACATGTTTGAGCTTGGTGAGGAAGGTATCCACCACATTGGTCAGGACCGCCAACGATATGCCGCAATGAACTTCGAAGCCCTGCGTAAGTATGGCTCTGTTGAGTTCCGTGGTATGGAAGGCAATATGAATGTGCGTCGTATCAGTTTGTGGTGCGAAGCATTGATTCGTATGCGTCAATTCGCTGTGCGTATGGACAATCCAAAGGCTGTGTATGACCTGTTCACGAAAACTGGTCCTGTGGATTTTGTCTCTGAAGTGTTGGGGGATATCTCTGCGGAATTCCACTACGTTCGTTTTGTGAAGGATGTTCAGAAGTCCTTCTCAATCAGCCTTGACCTTCCGTTCAAGTTTGAATCCTTCCTGAAGCAGCCGAAGGATGATGGCGAGTATCAGCTTGGTCAGATGGTGAACTATGCAACGGCTGTGAAGATTGCCAAGAAGGGATATCAACTCGATTACGGCCCTGATGGCATGTACAAGATTGTTGTGCTTCCTAAGAAGCCGAAGGCTATGAAGCCTGCATATGCAAATATCGCAGCCCGTGCTTGGGAACTCCAACCTAACGATGAAGTGGACTTCTAATGAAAATCTATCCGTACATGAATGGCAGCAAGAGCGCTAAAGCGTTGGCTGAAGGGTTGGGTATCAAGGTATTGCTGCGTGAGGGCAAGCCCGTAAAGAACCATCTGGTGATTAACTGGGGGTGTTCTGCGATTGACCGAGAGGTTGGGGGAAAGATTCTCAACAATCCTGTCAACGTTGCCGGTGCAGCTAATAAGCTTCTTACGTTCCAGATGTTTGCTGCTAACGATGTCCCTACGGTGGAATGGACTACGGATAGGGACCAAGCAATCTTGTGGATGGGTGAGGGACACTCTGTAGTTGTTCGGGAGAAGTTGACCGGACATAGCGGGGAAGGCATTGTCATCGTTAAAGACAACGATGCAGTTCCCAATGCCCCCCTCTACACCAAGTACACGAAGAAGAAGGATGAGTACCGAATCCATGTGTTCGGGGGGGAAGTTATTTTCCAACAGCGTAAAGCACGAAAGAAGGAAGTTCCCGATGACCAAGTTAATTGGCAGGTTCGTAATCTTGCTGGCGGATTCATCTTTGCGAACGATCAGATTGATGCCCCTGAGTGTGTTAAAGAAGCTTCCAAATCCGCTGTTCAAGCTCTTGGTTTGGACTTCGGTGCAGTTGATGTTGGTTTCCGTGAAGGGGCATGTGTTGTCTACGAAGTGAACACTGCTTGTGGCCTTCAAGGAAAAAATCTTGAAGCTTATGTAAAAGCTTTCCAAGCAGCGGGGTAAATATGAGTCCTTGGGTACTAATTGTTACGCTGTGGATTTCGAGCGGGTCAACAAGTGTTTCGGTTCCAATGGCAAGCGAAGCAGTGTGTCAAGTAGCAGCGGCAAAAGCAAAGGCTACTAGGGATGGGCATGATGCATTCTGTCTACGAACCGGTTACTAAAACATCCCAATGGATTCTCGAAGAGTCTAAATGGTGTCGTCAACAACTCAAGGAAATGGGGTATGCAATGGACATTAAAGGTGCTTTGAAGGTTGCAGATTTGATGGAAGATGAGGGTGTGATTTCTACTTGCGCTCTGGCTCTCCGCTGTCTTGCTAAGGAATACCGTGATGCTAAGTTGGAGCTTGAGGCAGTTGAGTATGAACGCACCAAACACATTCCACAACTATTGAAGGGGGCGAATGGCGGGGATTTGCGTTGAAAAAGTAGTCCATGATGATCCAAAGTGTGGCGCACATGCACTTCAGATTTTCATGGCAGACGATGGAAGCTATAACGGATTCTGTTTCTCATGCGGACGATATGAACACGATCCGTATAAGGACAAGCCGAAAGACTACAAGCCCGTAGTTATCCGCAAGACTCAGGAACAGATTGACAAAGAGATTGCGGAGATTCATGACTACGTAACGGTAGCCCTTCCTGAGCGCAAGCTGAGGAAAGACAGCCTTGAATACTTCGGCATCAAAATCGGTGTCAGTGAGGCTGATGGCGAGACCCCAGTCTCCCACTACTACCCGTACTACTTGGACGGCGTGTTGGTGGGTTACAAGGCTCGTGTGATTGAAAACAAGCAGATGTGGAGCATTGGAGATTGCAAGGATGTTGACCTGTTCGGTTGGAATGAGGCAGTTGCCGCAGGTGGTAAAACCCTCTACATCACTGAGGGAGAGTGCGATTGTGTTGCCCTGTTCCAGATTTTCAAGGACAAGGCGCGTGGTGGACAGTATGCCGACCTCAATCCCGCTGTGGTGTCCGTCCCGCACGGAGCAGCAGCAGCCGCTAAAGACCTCACTAAACTAAAGGCAAAGATTGATCGAGTCTTTAAGGAAGTTGTGTTCGTATTCGATACGGACAAAGCTGGCGAGGAGGCTGTTGAGAAGTGCATGGTTGTGTTTCCGAATGCTAAGAGTGCTGTTCTCCCCGGCAAGGATGTAAATGATTGCCTCATTAAAGGGAAAGGCATTGCGGCGTTCAACGCTATACGCTTCAACGCCACCAAGCCAAAGAACACACGGCTTGTATTTGGTCAGTCCCTCCATGAGACAGCTAAGGAACCGGCAGTATATGGGGTGTCGTGGCCTTGGAAACATATCACTGAAGCCACACGAGGTATTCGTCTTGGTGAAACGATCTACATTGGGGCAGGGCAGAAGCAAGGTAAGTCAGAAGTTGTTAACTCACTTGCGGCGCATTTCATTAAGGAGCACGGTTGGAAAGTGTTTCTTTGCAAGCCAGAGGAAAGCAACAACAAGACGTACAAGCTCGTTGCAGGAAAGATGGTTGGAAAGATTTTTCACGATCCCAATGTAGCCTTTGACGAAGTAGCGTTTGATAAAGCGGGAGAAATGATTGGCGACAATCTGTTCATGTTGAACTTGTATCAGCACGTAGGATTTGAAACGCTGAAGGACGATATCAAGGCAGCAGTGGCAGAGGGTTGCAAAGCTATCATCATTGACCCAATCACCAACTTCACTAACGGCATGAGTGCAGCAGATGCAAACGTCAAGCTTCAAGAGATTGCGCAAGAGTTGGCAGCGATGGCACTTGATCTTAACATTGTTATTTTCATCTTCTGCCATTTACGCAATCCAGATTCGGGACCGCCACATGAACGGGGTGGAGAAGTTCTCTCGTCTCAGTTCGCAGGAAGCCGCGCTATGGCACGTTCGTGCAACCTCATGTTGGGTTTGGAAGGAAACCGAGATCCGAATCTCACACCCGAAGAAAGGAATGTGCGAACTCTGGTACTCCTAGAGGATCGTGAATTCGGTAACACAGGTAGGTACGGGTTGTATTGGGACAAAGCCACTTCATTGTTTAACGAGATAAACGCATGATCTACTGTGTAACGGCAAGCCAAGTTGGAACATATGAGTGGGAAGTGTTGGGCTATGTGAAAACCGACAGCTTTCCTGTTGAGGTGGTCGATAGGTTGCAAGGTGAATATGGCAATGACTACAGTATTTATGCAGAACCGGTTGAGGAGTTGAAATGAGCCACACATATCGAATTAACCCTGAGACCTACGAAGAAGAAGTAGAGCGACGATATCTAGACCACAAGAAGCGGAAGAAAGAACGTGATGAACGGCTGAAACTTAAGGAAGCCGCGCTTCTTGAGGAGGCAAATGACGAATCAAGTAATTGAAGAACACTACAGGAAGAACTTTGACAACCTTTGCAAGAAGCTCAGCTTTCGAGCAGGTACGCTTTGGGATGCAGAAGATGCAATCCATGATGCTTACGAACGGGCTATTAAATACTTTGGCTCTTTCGATCCAAGCAAATCCACTTTTGGCGCTTGGTTTAATCGTATTGTTGTAAACGCAATCAAGGAGCATTACAACCACAACCAAGGACGTAATGATGTTGAGTTTGAAGAAGATATGGTTGACGGGATTCCTTGTGGGCATTATGCGGATAAAGTTGTTGCTGAAATCCGTGACCGAATCCAAACCCGTAAGCCCCACATTGCCGAAATCCTGCATCTATTCTTCGAGAAAGGATATGGAGCAAAGGACATTTCACGCATGGTTGAAAGCTCCCATATTGCAGTTAATCAAACCATCTTCCGCTTTCGGGAAGAACTGAGAAAGGACTACCGTAGCGAGTGAAAGTAAGAGTATTCGATACTGAGGCAAACAATCTCTATCCTGCGGTAACTGTTTGTCATTGCGGCGTATTCACTAGCCTAGATGGAAAGGAAGTAGACAAGTTTCCTCCTGAGCGGCAGCAGGACATGCTTCGGTTTATGGATACTTGTGATGTACTGATTGGGCATAACGTCATAGGCTATGACTTCCCGATGCTCAAGAAGGTGTGTGGATATGTGTTCAAGGGTAAGGTGGTAGACACCCTGCTCATGTCTCGTGCACTCAACCCTAAACGTTTTCTCCCTCCACATGCGAAAGATCGTAGAGCAGGCCCTCACAGCATTTATGCTTGGGGCGTTAGAGTTGGGGTTGATAAGCCCGAACACGAAGATTGGGAGAATTATTCTCCTGAAATGCTTCACCGATGTACCGAAGATGTAGAAATCAATCGACTCACCTACCACGCCTTGATGAAGGAGGCGGCTGAGTCTGGTGGGAAGTGGAGGGATGCGTTCCTCCTGACGTTCAAGCTTTTCCAGAATCTCCAAGAGCAAGAGGAGTATGGCTGGTACGTGGACAAGCAGAAAATGCTTGACAACATCGTTGAACTTGAGCAGCTTATGCAAGAGATTGATGATGAAGTGATCCCGCAACTGCCTAACATCCTTGAGATTTTGGAGGTAAAGAAAGATGGACAAGTCAACTGGGTACGGAAGCCCTTCCTCAAGAGCGGCAAGCCTTCTGAATCGAGTAGCAAACATTTTGGACTGGACGGGTGTGCTTGCATTGGCGGTCCCTATAGTCGTATTGGTTTTCGCCCTGTTGACCTAAACAGCCGTAACGAGGTTGTATCCTATCTTCTGAAGGAGGGTTGGGAACCTCTTGAGTGGAACTACAATGATGACGGAGAAAGAACGTCGCCTAAGCTTTCTAAGGATGATCCATTCGAAGGCGTGGAGGGCGAGGTTGGAAAGCTCGTTTCCAAACGAGTGCAGTGTCGGCATCGAAAATCTCTCGTTGAAGGCTTACTTGAGCTTGTGCGAGACGATGGCCGTATATCAAGCAGTATTGCCGGGATGGCTGTTACCGGCAGAATGCAACACCGAGGAATTGTAAATATCCCCGGAGAAAAATCTTTCTTCGGCCACGAGATTCGCCAGATATTCTCCTGCCCACCCGGCAAAGTGATTGTTGGGTGCGACTCAGATGCTTGTCAGATTCGTATGCTCGCGGGTCGGATGAACGACCCTGCATATACGGAAACCGTCATCAACGGTAAGAAAGAAGATGGCACTGACATGCACACAGTAAACATGAATGCCACAGATGGACTCGTTACTAATCGTGACGATGCCAAGACGTTCTTCTATGGCTTTCTGTTTGGTGCGGGGGATGGGAAGGTTGGGAAGATCATTAAGGGGACTGCTGCACAAGGGAAGATGTTGAAAACGAAGTTCATTGATGGGCTTCCCGCCTTGAAGGCACTACTCGAAAAACTTACGGCAGAGTGGAGGGCAACTGCCAAGAAACGGATGAATAAGAAGTTTGATCGAATCGAATACTACGATGGAACCATCATTGGTTTAGATGGCCGTCCCATCAAAATCCCCTCAGAGCATCAGTTGCTTGTCTATATGCTTCAGTCGGACGAAGCAATAATGATGGCTGCTGCATACTGTAAAGTAAATTCAGACCTATCAAAGCGGTATATAAAAGGTAAGCAGTTTGGATTTCTTACATGGATGCACGATGAATACCAAATCGAATGCGATGAAGATATTGCAGATGACGTAGGTAAGATCGCAGCAGCAGCAATCGAATGGGCAGGGAAGTATTACAAAATCCCATGCCCACATAAAGGGGACTATAAGATTGGTAGAAATTGGGCGGAAACTCACTGAGCCTAACAAGGCAAAGGAAATCGTTATCGAGTTGGATGGAGAGTGCATGATTTGCACTTCTCACGTACCCAATCATGACGGGTACATTCGAATCTTCCAAGGCAGCGAATCTAAGAAGCGTTATGAAATGCTTCACAGAATGTCTTGGATGCAGCACAAGGGTCCAATCCCAAGCGGCATGGAAGTAGATCATAAGTGCCGTAACAGAAGGTGCTGTAATCCAGAGCATCTGCAACTCCTCTCCGAATCAGAGCACAAATCCAAGACTAACCGAGAACGGTATGCCGATAGAATTTCGGCAATAGTGGAGTGCATTCTGAACGGAGAAAAGTCGAAAGGTATCGCAGCTAAGTTTGGTGTAAGCCAACACACAGTTACCTACCATAAGCGAAGGGTGACGGGTGTAACACGAACGTTCACATGGAGAAATCGTGACAAACAACGAACTGATTGAACAATTGAAGTAGTTTCCGGCAAGTCCTCTGTTTGCCTTGGAAAAGTAGGCGACATTGAGTACACAACTCCACTAATGGAATTTGAGGTTCATTGATGAAAGTTCGAGAGAATGTTGCAAGCTTCGGTGCATATGACTGGGATGGTGGAATTGACGACATTATCGTTATGTTCACAGACTTGAAGGAAACGTATTCCGATCAAGAATTGAAAGTATCTGCTGATTATGAGCAGGACTACGATGATGAACGTGTGTTTCGTATGGAAGTGTACTACGACCGGGGAGAGACACAAGAAGAAAGGATTGCTCGTGAAAATAGAGAAGAAAAAGCCAAACAACAAAGCTTGCACTGGAAGCGTAGGCAGCTTGAAGCGTTGAAAAAGGAGCTTGGAGAATGACTAACAAAGAACTGATTGAGAAGCTACAGAAGCTTCCACAAGACGCAGAGGTATGGCTTGAGTATTATGACTACGGCAATCATTTTGCACGGCCCGTAGTTGCAGCAACGAATCTGATTGATGAAAACACTATCGTAATCGAATAAGGAAAAATAATAAATATGGGTTTGAACGCATCGAAGGTCAAAGGCGGTAACGCAAATAAAGTAGAACAGCCGGTGATGGAAGCAGGTACTTATCCTGCACGATTGGTACAAGTGATTGACTTTGGCCTTCAGCCTCAACGAGCTTTCAAGGGTGATCCTAAGCCACCTGCACATGAAATCTCCACCACGTATGAATTCGTAGATTGCTTTATGGTGGACGAGAAGGGTAACGATATTGAAGATAAGCCACGTTGGGTGAGTGAGAGTTTCCCTCTCCGTAACATCATGGCTGAGCTTGCAACTAGTACGAAGCGAGCTAAGGCACTGGACCCGGAAGGTATTCATAACGGTGACTGGCCTGCAATGCTTGGCAGTCCTGTGAATGTAACTGTAGTGATTAACGAGAGCAAAGGTAAGTTTTATACGAACATTGCTTCCACTGCCACCATGCGAGCTAAGGACGCTCAGAAGTGTCCTGAGCTGAAGAACGATACCAAGTTCTTCGATTTGAGCGAGCCTGATTTGGAAGTGTTTAACAGCCTTCCTGAATGGATTCGAGAGAAGATTAAGGGGAATCTGAATTATGCTGGTTCGAAACTTGAAGCGTTGCTTGGTGGGGAAGCTCCGCCTGAGAAGAAAAAGGCAGAAGCACAGCCCGAACAACCGAAGAAGCAGCGAGAAGTACCTGATGAGGTGGGTGAGGAAGGCGTAGAGGAAGATGCGCCGTGGTAGTTTATGTGAAGGGCTTTGAAGGTCTGTACGAAGTGTGGGAGAACGGGATTGTCGTGTCCGTTCTCCGTCAGACCTCTGACACTTTTAAGGGAAAGCCGCGGCTTCGTTGGCAAGGTGGAAAGATACTGGCGCAAGTTCGTAATAAGCGTGGGTATATGAAGGTCATGTTGTGGAAGGATAACAAGATGTACACCAAACTTGTACATCGAATTGTGGCCGAAGCCTTCCTTGATAACCCTGAAAACAAACTTGAGGTAAATCACATAGACGGCAATCCTAGTAATAACCATGTGACCAATCTTGAATGGAACACTCGTGTAGAAAATGCGAGACATTCAATTGATGTGCTTAGACGTTGGCCGAGGTTGCGATGCGCCAGTGTCTGATTGATGCGGATGTGCTCTTGTATGAAATAGGCTTCGCTAGTGAGACGGCATGGAAACATGCCTCTCCCAACTCAGACGATCCTCCTCCTTGGAGCAAAGTTGAGGAGTTATTGCACCAGCGTATTGAGCACATTGAACATGCATGTGAAGCAACCGTTCCTTCAATCTTCTTTCTAACAGGCAATGGCAATTTTCGCTATGAGTTGGCTAAACGAACTCCTTACAAGGAACGCGTTGGACACAAACCGTTTCACTACAAGAACATCAAAGCCTACATCAAGGGTTGTTTCGAATACCGAGAAACGGACGGCCTTGAAGCAGACGATCTTATGTCGATTGAGCAAACTCTTCGAGGGGACGAAACCATTATCTGCACTAGAGACAAAGACTTGCGCAGTGTGGATGGATGGCATTATGGATGGGAACTCGGAGAGCAGCCTTCGTTCGGACCTTTCAGAGTGGATGGTTATGGAGCTATTTTTCTTAGTGACGACCGCAAGAAAATCACAGGCTACGGGCTCAAGTTCTTCCTCTCACAGTGCCTAACTGGGGACAGGGTAGACAGCATTCCCGGATTGCCCAAATGCGGGCCTGTAGCAGCCTTTGAGAGGTTGGTTGATACCAGCACATATGCCGAGGGCTTGGAAGCCGTAGCAGAGGCTTACAGAGGCCCCTACCCCTGTACATGGGATGTTGAGTTGACAGAGCAGGGTAGGTTGCTCTGGATGACTCGGAAGCTCAACGAGGATGGTACGCCTGTCCTATGGGATGTGCATGCCACGTACTGAGTTCAATGGAGGTAAATGGACAGAAGCAAAGTTTCATTCGTTCGTCAAATCGGCTCTACGGGCTGCTTCTCGCAAATGGCCCCCGAAGTACGAAACGATAAACGATGCATATGTCGGAACCCAAATCAATGCATCAAGTGGTCGCCTAGCAAAGCACTTCCGGTGTGCAGCTTGTGCAGGCTTATTCACCAGCACGAACATTCAGGTTGACCACATCAACGCTATCATCGATCCGAAAGTTGGCTTCACCAATTGGGACGATGTTGTTAGCGCGATGTTCTGTGAAAAAGAAAATCTTCAAGTTCTTTGTAAAGCATGCCACAAGATTAAGACGGCAGAAGAACGAAAACTAAAAAAGGAATCAAAGAATGGATAACTACAAAGGCTTCTCCCTGTTCAACGATGTTGAAGATGAATCGCTTCAGTCGTTCAATCGTGGCCGTGTAATGGCTAACATCTTCCAAGACCATATGCGGGATGGCCGTGTGAACATCAAAGGCTCTGCACTCGTTCTAGGATATTTCAAAGAGATTCCTGAAGCTGAACGTCTTCCTGCTCAGATGCAATTCAAGAGCTTGATGGAGAAGGAAGGCTTTGCATTGGTGGCTCGATAATGGCAGCGATAACTGAGAGAGATTGGTTGGTGCGAAACGGAGATGTTCCTACTCCCCCTATTGAATTCAACAATCAGCCCGCACCGAAGCAGGATAACAATTACCCCGATGTTTGGGAGCTTGTTATCGATGACATGCAGCGTCGCAACAAATTCGGTAAAGAAAAGTACGGAGTCGGATTGAAGCCGTTCAATGGGCGTAACGCTTTGGTGGACGCATATGAAGAAGCTCTTGATCTATGTGTTTACCTGCGGACGGCAATCTATGAAACTGAGTGAGATTAATGTTGAATACCTTGGTGGGTACGGATGCGACACAACAGTTGTTAATGCAGCACGAGTTAGTTTTGCAAAGCAAGCAACCGAACTTGGCGAGGGAGATACCAGACTTATTCACTATCTGGCACGACACAAGCACCACTCGCCATTCAACCATGCGTTCCTTTCATTTAGAGTTTCTGCGCCAGTATTTGTTGCACGGCAACTCGTCAAGCACAAGTTTCTTCCGTGGAACGAGGTTTCACGAAGATATGTGGATTCCGAACCGGAAATCTACTTCCGTAAGTTCCACGGTAGAGCAGCCAATGTTAAGCAAGGTTGCGACGAAACAGCGATCCTTAAACTTGATTACGCAAAATACGCAAAGACAATACGAGAACAAATCGAGAATTATCAAGAAGCTCTCGATTGTGGATCGGCTCCTGAAGATGCACGAATGCTCTTGCCCCTGAACCTCATGACCGAGTGGGTGTGGAGCGGAACCCTTGGTGCGTTCCTTGACATGCTTGTTCTTCGTCTTGATCCGCACACACAGTTTGACAGTCGTATCGTGGCAAAGTTGATTGCAAAGAAGGTTGAGGAGTTGTTCCCAATCTCCTATAGCGCCTACATAAAAGGATAATAAATGACGCGAATCGTTGTTGTGCCCGATACACAGGTTCACGATGGGATTGACCTATCGTACCTCAACCATATCAGCCAATACATTGTAGAGAAGAAACCCGATTATGTTGTACACATTGGCGACCATTGGGACATGCCTAGTCTGTCCAGTTATGATTTCGGGAAACGGCAGTTTGAAGGTAGGCGCTATCGTAACGATATTGACGTTGGTAACTACGGTATGGACATTCTTACCCAACCTATTCTAGATGAAGTGGATCGGTTGGAGCGTAACAAGAAGAAGCGTTGGTTTCCTAAGCTTCATTTCCTTATGGGTAATCATGAAAATCGAATCAGCCGTGCTGTGGATAATGATGCAAAGCTTGAGGGTGCTATTGGGCTGGCCGATCTACGTCTTGGTGCATGGACTGTACATTCTTTTCTTGATCCTCTGTTCATTGAGAACGTTGCTTTTAACCATTACTTCACGACTGGCCTTGCTGGACGCCCGGCTTCAACGGCGTCTGCGCAGCTTAACAAGCAGCACATGAGTTGTATTGCAGGGCATCAACAAGGTTTGCAGATTGCCACTGGGAAACGTGCTGATGGTGCTCTGCTAACTTCGGTGATTGCAGGTAGTGCCTATCCCCATGAAGAAGCTTACTTGGGCGTACAGGGGAACAAGCATTGGCGTGGCATCCTTGTCCTGAATGACGTACATGATGGTGAGTTTGATTTGATGCCAGTCTCGTTGAAGTATCTGGAGCAGAAGTATGCGTAAGTACAAGATTGTACAGACAGGTGAAGATACTTTCTATGCCTATTGCAAGGGCTTATTGACTTGGAAGTGTCTGAACCCTCCTAGCTGGTGGGAGGGATACGACAGCGTAAATAGCTATAAGGAAGCACAGCAATTGATTGAAGATCACAAGACCTACCCCAAGGAATTCCACATTGATTCAAATTGACATTAAACGCGATGAAAACTTTAACGAGCAGGGAAAAAATCTACTTTCGAAATATTATTCGGACGGCAGAGAAGGAATCCAAAAAGCTATCGCTAGGGCAGCCAACTGCTTTAGCTATGGCGATGAAGCCCTTGCTCAGCGTATCTATGACGCTGCCAGTAAGCATTGGTTCTTCTATAGCTCGCCAGTGCTTAGTAATGCTGTGGACGGACATTGGGAGCATCCTGTTGAAATCTGGACAAACGACGAAGTAGGGATTGCACATCGTAAGGAGGCTTGGAATGGAGAGCTTCCTAAAGCCATGCCCATTGCCTGCTTTGGTGGGTACGTACCGGACACCATTCAAGGACAGATTGATGTTAGTAGCGAGCTTGCTTTGCTTTCTGTTATGGGCGGTGGCACTGCTCTCCATAGCGGGATTCGTGCTGTCTCTGAGAAAGCTCCGGGACCAATTCCATTCTTCAAAACCGTTGATGGGATTATGGGCTACTACCGCCAAGGGCGTACTCGCCGTGGCAGTACTGCTCTTTATCTTGACATTAGCCACCCCGATATTGTCGAGTTTATCAATATCCGTAAGCCCAGTGGTGGAGACATTGCCCGAAAGATCAACAACCGTCCCGGTGTGCACAACGCGGTAAACATCACTGACGCTTTCAAGGAAGCTGTAGATCAAGACGCAGACTGGGAGTTGATTTGCCCGCACACGAAGAAAGTACACCACACCCTCAAGGCTCGTGAGCTTTGGGAACAACTACTAGAAACAAGGGAACTAACTGGTGAGCCTTACCTGTATTTCATTGATGTTGCTAACCGTGCTTTGCCTGTATCTCAGCGTGCTCTCGGTCTTACGAACAAAGGTAGTAATCTTTGTAGTGAGATTACGCTCGCTACTGACGATCTTCGCACTTTTGTTTGCTGTCTTAGCAGCCTTAATCTAGAGAAATATGATGAGTGGAAAGACACAACGCTTGTTAGCGATCTCGTGCGTTTCCTTGACAATGTGGTGCAGTGGTTTATTGACTACGCTCCTTCCGGCTTGGAGCGTGCTGTTTATTCTGCTAGCCGTGAGCGCGCACTTGGCATCGGTGCTATGGGTTTTCACAACTACCTAATGTCGAAAGGCATTCCCTTTGAATCTGGAGGTTTTAACAGTGCTGCTCAAATCAATTTCAATATATTTAAGCGAATCAATGAAGAAGGTTTGCGAGCGTCAAAGGCTCTTGGTGCAGAGCGTGGAGAGTGCCCCGACATGGAAGGGACTGGCCGCCGTAATAGCCACGTCTTTGCCATTGCTCCTAATAGCAACTCCTCTGTTCTTTGTAATACAAGTCCTTCTATTGAGCCTATCGCTTCCAATGCTTTTACTCAGAAAACTCGTGCAGGCATCTATCTCGTAAAGAACAAATGGCTTGAGCCAGTGTTGGAGAAGTATGGAATCAATACCGAGGAAACTTGGCAGTCTATTGTTCGTAACAACGGAAGCGTCCAACATATCGAAGCACTTCCGGCTGAAGAAAGGAACGTCTTTAAAACTGCATGGGAAATCGATCAACACTGGGTTATTGAACATGCTGGCAACCGACAACAATTCGTCTGCCAAGCACAGTCTCTCAATGTATTTTTCCTACCCGGCTCAGATAGAGGCTATCTTAATTCTGTGCACCTGAAAGCAATGAGGGAAGGGAAAATCAAGAGTATGTACTACCTGAGGACCGGCGCCGCTAGTAAGGCCGATACGGTTAAAACAATTCAACGTGTTGTGCTGAATCAAGAATCGGCTACAGCATGTCTTAGCTGCGAAGGGTGACATGAACGAACCAGATGTGTTTGACCATCTAGACGAAATCGATGACGAGATTGAAAGCGAATGGGACTGGGAATCGGAGCGTACTTGCTCCTTCCCTTGTAAAGAGTGTGGCGAGTCTTGGGAGGACGAAGATGATTCCGATGAGTAACCTGTATATCGAGAAAGCGCATGATGGTGACGAGGAGTTGTTCCTTGTCACTAACGCTTATGGTGAGATTGTGTTTGAGTCGTACAATCGTTTGGCATGTGAGGAATTCATTAATGCTGCTTGAAGTATCAAAGAGCTACGTACCAATCTACCCCCAGTTTGTAGAGATTACGAAAGAACACGAAGAAGCCCATTGGCACGAAGGGGAAGCAAAGCTCCAACAGGACATTGAACAATGGAAAACAGGCATCATTACGGATAAGGAAAAATATTTTGTCAACTCCATCTTACGACTATTCACCCAATCAGACGTTGCGGTTGGAAGCGATTATTACGACAATCTTATCCCGGTCATCCGAAATAACGAGGCAAGAAATATGCTCGGTTCTTTCGCGGGACGAGAAGGAGTACATCAACGGGCTTACGCTCTCCTCAACGACACTCTCGGATTTGGAGAAGAGTTCTATACAGAGTTTCTTGAATACGGGGAAATGAAGGAAAAGCTTGAGTTCATGCTTGATGTTAAGAACACTAACCCGGAGGAGATTGCTAAAGGGATTGCAAAGCAAGTCTTGGTGGAAGGTGTTTGTCTGTTCGCTTCTTTTGCTATGCTTCTTAACTTCCAGCGTCAAGGAAAGCTTATGGGCATGGGTGATGTAAACCAATGGAGTATCCGTGACGAATCTATTCACGTTAAGGGGCTTACTGCGCTTTTCCGCCAGTTTGTCAAAGAGCAACCATCCATTCTCACTGACGACTTCAAACAAACCGTTTACCAGACAGCCCGAAATTGCGTTCATCTGGAAGATGGATTCATTGATCTGGCCTTTAGAATGGGCGGTATTGACGGAATTACTTCGGAAGATACAAAGCAATATATCCGATCCGTCTGTGACTATCGAATGGTTCAGATGGGATTTAAGCCAGAATACGATGTGCGAAATCCGTTTGACTGGCTTGACTGGCTCACAAGCAGTTCGACTATTGAGAATTTCTTCGAAGCGAATACAACCGGATACAGTAAGAATTCTATGACAGGAGCGTACAGCAATGGGTATTAGGATTGAAGGAGGTTGTTGGATTGCGGACCATGACCTGTTCGGTACGCCACTCTGGCAGTACCCTTGGAACGATAGTGATGGATTCCATGTGGAGACATTCACCACAGGCGGATTGATTCCTGTGATTGGAGACACGATTGAGAATGGTGTGTTGGTTCCTAAGAGCGGATACATCATCAACAACGATCCGGGTTTCCAGAAGAAGCACACATTCAAACCAAGGGCATGGCCGATTGAAGGGCAGGACAGCTAGTCCTTCTCTTAACCGAAAAAAAAAGCCTCTAGGGATTTCTCCTTAGAGGCTTAACACACTTGAGGTCTGCTCCGCAACGGAGCGTTTGGATTCTACCTCACTTTTTCCTACCGTGGTCTTTCAGATGATGTTTATTCTTGGCGCGATTGGCCTTCACTGAGATAGCATGCAGGTTCTTACTGCTGTTGTCTGCCGTGTTCATGTTCTTATGATCCACGTCCTTACCATCCCCCTTGTGCACCTTGCCTTCCTTCTCCAGCTTCCTACGTGCTGCGTTACGCTGTGCCCTACGTTGCTTCTGTAGTGGGCTTGAGTTATAAGCCCGTTGCCGTTTGCTATCTGCTGTAGCATTGGCTTTTAGCTGCCCTTTCTTCGCCATTACTTTTTCTTATTTCCTTTGTATCGGTTGCCATGCCCAGTGGTGTCTTTGCCATTGTGAGTTTTAGTAGCCCAAGCCAAGATTCCCTTAGCCTGCTTAGTAGACATGTGTTCTTTCTTTGCCATCGACTTAGCCGCCGATGCTTTAGACATATGTGCCTTTGCCATGTATAAAAGTTATCCCAATATAGGTAAATGTATTGTAAATAACTAGGAGACCTCATGCTAATTGAAATCTGGAAGCCGACTTACGTAGAAGGCTATGAAGTGTCTAACTTTGGACAAGTACGGAACATCAAAACTAACCATATCCTCTCACCCACTGTTAAGCCGAAAGGCTACAAAGAGCTTAGGCTTAAAGGGAAATGGTGCAGTGTCCACAGACTTGTTGCGAAGGCTTTCATAGATAACCCAAACAACTATCCGCAAGTTAATCACAAAGATCACAACGAAGGTAATAACCTAGTTCTCAATTTGGAGTGGTGTACTGGTGCGTACAATATAGAATATTCACAAGCCAAAACTTTTTATTTCAAAAGTCCAGAAGGTGTTGTGAGTAAGGTCCACAACCTGAATTCGTTCTGCCGTAGGTTCGGTTTGCCTACAGGAAACATGCACAGATTGTGGACAGGAAAGCACAAAAAGATTAAAGGGTGGACTCGCGCCTCAGCCGAGGATTTTCTTGACGTAATTCCTAGTCTCTGCGGGAATATATAATTTCCAGTCGCCTCCCGTCCTAGCTGCCTTGTCTAACGCAGTTTGAATGCGTTTTGGCCCTGCGTTATAGGCAGCTACGGCCTGTTCCGAATTCCCATGAAAGTTCTTCATCATCGCATTCAGATAGTCCTTACCGAAGCGTAGGTATTCATCAGGGCTGTTGTTCTGAATCGGAGTGACACCGTATCCGGGATCGCCCCCAGTCTTAGGCATCACCTGTGTAATCCCCTTGGCACCAGCAGAGCTAGTTAGGAGATTGCCGCTATCATCCAAATGCTTCCCACCACTCTCCGTGTTCACCAGCT